CTCCCAGGATTAGATTTCAAGAGACAGTCACGCACCAAAGTTAACTCAACCGTAGTTAATCCTTTTGCCATTTGCAAGCACCTTTCTTTGGGTGGCTTACCCTAGTGCTTGATGATGTGTTCCGTCAACCGATCAGAAACCGTGTCCACCTTGTCTTCGGTGCGGTCTTGTGCGCGTCGCATCAGACGCAACATAGCCATAACGGTGTCATGGTCTTTACGGTTCTCTGCTTTGAAACGTTGAATGACTACGGTCAGCAGACCGAAAGCACCAGTAACAGCAGCAGCAAGAACGAGAGCGATCCCAGCATCCACATTGAACCTACTTTAACCCAAGCAGTTCTTTGACTTTAGGACCAGGAAAGAAGTCTGGTTTTAAGCCATGAGAAACTTTGAAAGCCTTGATTGCTTCTTTGGTTTTGTCACCCATCGCGCCATCAATTTCGCCGTCATAAAAACCTTTGTCTTTGAGGGCTTGCTGCAACGCTTTGTCTTGGTCAATTTGTGGAACGGTAACTGGTTTGGTGTTCGTTACCCCGTTGGCTTCCATCCATTGTTTTACACGTTCAGGGGTTTTGTCACCACAAACGTATCGAAGATGCCACGGTTCGCTTGGTATTACTTCCCATGAGAAACCAAATGACACAGCGTTTTTCATCAACCATTCCAAACGTGGGCCGTTGGCGTTAGCAATATCAATAGCGATACCGAGGTTATGTTTTGATGTGCCAGGTACAGCCAACATTGCGTTACCCTTTTTCAAGTACCACGCTTTGCCTTGATAAACACGTGGCTTTTGTCCTGCGATTACATCGGTGGTGTATCGCTGGAAGAATCCGTACTCTTGTACCGCAAGTGTGCGATATGTGTCCGCAGGTGAAGTTGGGCTAAGGTCGATTCCTTCAGCGTTTGCTGCCGCGTCCATCGCCTCATACGCATTTGCTGCACAATGGTGCAACTTGCCTTTGCCTTCAATCTTGCGAAGAAGTTTCTCAGGGAGTTCACCAGGCTTAGCGTTCTTTAGACATGAGCAAAGGACAACAGGGATGATCGGTAGATCATTGACCGAAACCTTTTTCTTCATAGCCATTATTCGGCTACTTCAGGCTTCGCCTTCACCGCGCCAGTAAACGCGATTTCAATTTCTTCTTTGGTGAGTGAACCGTCAACGCTGAAACGCAACAACTTCTCAACTACTTGGGCGCAAGCCATGATGCCTGCAAGTGCTGCCGACTTCCACAGGTCTACACCAATCAAAGCACCACCGGCTACAGCAGCCAATGCGGATGATCCGAACAATGCGAAAATGCGGAAGATGATGTTTTGAAGCTTTGCCATGTCTAGTCTTTCTTGGAGAGGGTTAGTGACGAGTGTACCAAAACGACTATTCCGGTTATGAGGGTTGCCTGTCGGAGTGTTGGGCCTGAGAGGGTGATGAGAACCATGCCTGTGCCAGCCCATGTCCATGCGTTGTCTGCTAGGTAGTCCAAAAGTTTTCTCATTAGCGTCTAATTCTAGTACCTGCTGCGGCGAGGGTTATCCCTGCCGTGACTGCGATAAGGGTGCGGCGTTCCCCGACAGGGATGGTTGAGCCGGTGGGGGTGTAGTCGTCTAAGCCTTCACCGAAGATGTCAATGGTGTCCTCAAATTCTTCACGGATTTCGGTGGGTGCGGATTCGATTGCTGCGATTAGTTCTTCGGTTTGTGTGTCGGAGAGTGCGCCCACGTCTAGGACTTCAAAGATTTGTTGTGCTTGCTCGGTGCTGATGACGGCTAGGACTTCGGGGCTGGACGCGAGGGCGGTTGCTTGTTCCTCGGATGGTTCCTCAGCGAGTAGGGATTCAATGACTTGTTCAACCTGTTCTGGGCTGAGTTCGGCTAGGGCTTCTACAAGGGCTTCTGTGGTTTCTGCCTCTGCTATTAGCGAATCCACTTCCTCGTCGCTTAGAGGGGCTTCTAGGGGTGTCTCAGGGGTTTCTGGCAGGGTTGTGTCTACGACTAGTTCTTCTGTAGTGTCGGGGTATGTTTCATCTGTCGTGGTTGTTTCTTCGGGAAGCGTCGTTTCTGGCATGGCTTCCTCTACTACTGTCGTTGTGGTGCCTGTCTCGGTTGGTTCAGGCTCTTCAGGAACAGAAGGCTCAACAGGTTCTGGCTCGTATATTTGAGGGGGTGTAGATGTTGATGTTTGTGGCGTTTCTTGTAGCGTCGTTGTTGTCGCTTGCGGTAAGGAGGAAGTAGTAGATGTGGTGGATGTTGATTGTTCCGTTGTTGTTGTTTCAGGGATGGAAGTTGTCGTTGTTATTGAAGAAGTTGTAGTTGTTTCTTGAACTGTCGTAGTAGTCGGGTTGGTGACAGGGACAGTCGTTGACGGGACAGTAGAAGTAGTAGTCGTCGTTGTCGTTGATGTCGTGGATGTTGTTATAGATGCCCATAACGACAGGTTACTGATTGTGAGATGACCTGGCGCACAGCAGGTGTCTATCGAATACTGGCGGAACGTGAACACATCACCCTCATTGACGGGTACAGAGAGCAAACCTGTCGCATTGTTCTGTTGTGTAAGCAAGGTGTATACGCCGTTGATGCCGTACTGCGGTGGGTCATACACCCAACCATCAGTCGTCTGATATGCCCACTCAAAATCTATTGTGTCTACATCGGCGGGGATTGTGGTCTCAATCTTCACCCAATGAGCAGCACCAGAACACCCACCCTGGTCGGGGCCATGCAAGATGATTGTGTCGTCTATGACTTCGATTGAACCTGATGTTGGGCAGGACTGGCTGTATGTCCATTCACCGAGCGTGTCAGCTTCGGCAGGTTTAGCGAATAGCGCAAAAAATAAGACTGGTAGAAATATCAGCCATTTTGACGAAAGCATGGTGTTAATCGTACTTCGTGCATTTTTTGCAACCCATACACATCATCATTCTCAGGGAAACGATTGACGATGTTTGACAAATCATGCTCAAAATGATCCCACCCGCAGAACGAATAGATAGAAGCAATCACTTCTTTCGTGTAACTAACCAAATCCGAATACTCAACAAACAAAAACTCGCCAGCATTATTCTTCTTAGCCCAATCAACACCCTGCAACGAACGCATAATCGGTTCAGTACCAGGAGACAACAAATCCTTAGGCTTAAAAACCTTCCCATTGTTTTTGCCTAAACGGATAAAGGATTGAACAATCTCGTCAATAGGCCGAGTCAAAACAATTATCTTCGGATCAGGGCAAATGTATTCCTTAATCATTCGGACATTGGCTTCAAGTGTCCACGACCTGCACTTATCAACAACAACAGGTCGGTCAGTACCCTGATAATAAATCTGTGGAATCTCAGACACCAACTGCCTCTGAGTATCAAACCGATTATTGGCTATCAACTGTTCTCGACTATTCGTCTCACAAGAAACAGACATATCCCACATCAACTGGCAAACAGCAGAATTGCCTTCAGCGTGAATGAGTGGGTTCTCGCTAAGAATGGAACTGAGCAGAGTCGAGCCTGAACGTGGCAGACCAGACAGAAAAACTAACTGCTTGGGTATTCTTTCCATTCTTGACCCTCCTCATCCCACAGGTAATTACCTGATGAAGGATACGGTACAGGAGGTTGCCAATCAAAACTGGTATCTAAAGTCCAAGATGGGAATGGCTGCGGGCAAACAAACACATCAGCAGTCTCATCATATGAGTAGCCGATTCCTGCATACTGTTTACGGATGTTCCCGTGATACGAAGTACGGACACAGCGTTGACCTCTAAAGTCGCCATACGCTTCTTCCCAATCGGAAATGCCATCAACAACTTCATCTTCGTTGCGACCAGTAATAACTTCGGTCACGATGTTGTTCTCGTCTAAAAATGCGTAATGTGCCATTAGAAAGTCACGTTTCCAGTTCCAGCTGTGAATACATAAATCTTGAAACCACCCGTTGTTGTGGTTGGTGTTGTGCCACCACCAGTCTTAACTAAAGTGCCACCAATAGAAGTCAAGTTGGGAAAAGTATCGGCATATCTAATAACAACAATTCCGCTACCCCCATCACCACCTACCTTTTGGTTGGTGCTGTTGTTCATTGATCCGCCGCCACCACCACCCGTGTTTACTGTTCCAGCAGTCGCAACGTTGGCATTGGTGTTACCTGCACCGCCACCGCCAGAACCACCAGAACCAGCAGTACCGTTATATCGACCACCGCCACCACCACCACCGCGAGTGACTGCTGTGGAAGTGATTGATGACGAAAGGCCAGCACCACCGTTACCACCGTTAGCGGTATTGCTTGCTGGGGTTACACCGACAGCACCGGCACCACCGCCACCACCAGCAGGATACGACCCATCAGGAGATGTTGCTGCGTTACCACCAGCGAAACCTTGAGTTGGTGAAGCAGCAGCACCACCAGCTTGACTGTTCGTTCCACCACCACCACCCGAACCACCAGAACTACCAGCAGCACCGCCACCGCCACCACCACCGCCCGTAGCAGTAATAGTTGAAAACACCGAAGCGTTTCCGTTAGTCCCTGTTGTGGTTCCGCCTCTAGAGCCACCAGTACCGCCACCACCAACAGTAATAATGAATGTTGAACCTAATTCAACTTCTAATGCTGATTCCGCAGACCCACCACCACCAGTTGTTTCACCAGTTGTTGAGTTTCGATAACCGCCAGCACCACCACCGCCACCAGAAATCTGCGCGCCACCGCCACCACCACCGCCAGCAATAACAAGATACTGAACAGAAACAAAAACAGCACCACCACCAGACCAATAACTATTTACTTGGTCAGTGTTATTACCACGTCGAGAACGTGGAGCAAGAGAACCGCCACTAATGGCTTTGCCACCTGATGTGTTTCTAATAATGGAAGGCACTTAGTACCCCTTACGAAATTACGTTGACGTACCCAAAAATGTTAATTGAGCTGGTAGTAGCAGCAAA